GCCTCTAGCCGCAATCGCTCCTATGGCCCCCGCTGCTCGGACCGTTCCACCAGAAAGAAGTCCAGACGCCCTTCCCGAACCTTCTGCTGCTAAGCGTTTCAGCGCATTACCAGCGACTTTTATTCCCATGACGCCTACCACAGCCACTAAGGCAGTGTTTATAAGCGGTAGCCAGTACGTTACAGCCCTATGAATCTCGGGAGCATATTGATTGTAAAAATTATCTATTTGTGCCTGCCTACTCCTAAGGGTTTCACTTTCCTTATCGGAAAGCTCTTTTAATCCCTTAATATCTTTATTATTAGTTTTAATAAGTCCTCCAAGCATTTGGATAGCGCCTATTTGTGGTCTTCCATATACTTCTGCAATATGGGCAGCAGCAATCCGATTAGATCCCAATTGTTGAGTTATCATATCAGAAGCTTTTACAATATCATCAAGAGTTTTTTGAGTTACACCTCCTGAATAAATATCCTCAACAACTCCTGTCAAACCAAGAAGATGTTGTTGTTGAAGATTCATTCCGTCTAACATCTGAAGGAAGATACCTATCTGCTTCTTGGCAGGCTCACTACCTCCAGCTAATCCCATTAAGACGGTTGAAAGCTCTGCAAATTTACCTACAGTCTCGGGACCGTAAATACGAAAGTCTTCTAGCTGATCTTGAAAACTTAAAAGTCCCTCTAGAAGTCTCTCATTAGATACTAAATAATTTTTAGTGGTCTCTTTAGTAGTCCTAGCGAGGCTTTCTTGAACTTCAATATTCTGATCGGTCACTAAGCCAAATCCAACCATTGCCCGTGTCAATGCGTTAGTATCCTGACCACTCTTAATCATGTCATCAGCTAAATCCACCACACCATCGGAAACTCTCCTTAGTCCAGCATCAAAGGCATCCAACATGAACTGTCGTCCTTCAAAGAGCATAGCGAATTTTTCAAGTTTTTCGCTATTTTTAGACATAAACTTATTAAAGTTTAATCCTATAGCATTAGATTTAAGTTGCAGTTTTTCCTGCATTTGAACTGCTTGTGTGAGTTTATGGACAAAATCTACGTTTTGAACAAGACTTGCCTGGAGGGAGACAACGCTAATTTTCAAAGAGTCAGCAGCTCTAGTCGATATACTAAGAGCTTTTGACAAATCCTGAGCAGCCTGTCTAGCCGCTTCTTGTTGGATGACCAAGTCAGTAACATCAAAATTACTCATCAGTATTCCCTAAACCCTTCCCTAGTTATATCAATATCTAATTTAATTATATCACTCATAGATCCAACTTTAAAAGTTCTAAAGCTATCAGATTTAGTAAATCCGGTTATGACAGGCATGTTAGTATAATTAGATACGTAATCGTTGTTATATAGATTATTTACGATTACAGAAAATAAACCCTCGCTTAACCTATCTAAAAGGATAACATTCATAAGTAAATTATTCCTGGGTGAGAGAAATATTCCGCTTGATGTTCTAGCCGAAGCGACTACGACACCCAAGCGAGTACTTGGATATCTAAATTGAATAATGTCCCCAGGACGTAGCCCTAGATAAGAAGTCTCTTTCGCAGTTAAATTATATCCTTGAAACTTTTGGATGTTTTCTGATGTCAGCCTCATAATTTACAAAGTTTTATATCAAATATACTAAAGTCTTGCCTATTACATATTTATAACATATGAGTAACTTAGAGGAAGATTTAATAGAAATAATTGATTTGCTTAACTTCACATTCTCCAATGACTTTGTAGAGAAGTGGTCATTTAAGTATGGAAAAAGGCTTCCAAAACTATTCCAAATGAGGCTTCTAAAATGCCTTGATTCGAGAAAGCCTTTAAAGCTCCAAGCAGTATATAAATTTTTAGTAGTAGATTCTGGCTTTGGAGAAGGTATTATAGAAAGTTTCTTTGAGGACATAGATTACGAGATCTACCGTCCAATAATCCTAGGGAGAGTAGAAGATCTAGTCATTAGCTGAATCCCTTAGTTTCCTCTGCTCATCTAGCCGATTGCAAACGACTTCTTCGGTATTGAACTTAGGGCAGGCATCCTTGTACTCGCACCAATCGCAGAACACGTTCTGCTGAGCCCAGAATTCGTCTTTCTTCTTCTTCCGTATCCTCCACACCCTATCAATCTGTCCTTTCTTCCACATCTCAACTTGGAATCGAGAGAATTTGACAGAGACAAAGTTTCCAGTTACTGGGTAGTAGTGAGCACAGTAAATCTTCTCGAAAGGCACGCCATGTAGTTTGTGGATAGCCCAGGCATATCCCTTTAACTGGTTATCGTCCATCAGGGTTTTCTTCCTCTTCTCTTTCTTAGAAGTCTTGTAATCAATAACAAGAAAACCACCATCTGTTCCTTTAACAACTCTGTCAATGACTCCGACAAAGTTAATATCATTCTTATCGTCAAGAGGAATACTAACAGATTGTTCTGTTGCCACAGTCTCTCCTAAATTCTGATTCCATATTAGAAAGTTCTCAAGACAAGACTTCATCCTATCATTCTCATGGAATGGAACTTTATAAGTTGATCTCTCCTGCTCCGCTATCTTCAATAAAGATTTAAGATCACGCTCTTTGTAACCTATCTCGAAGATCTTGTGAATGAAGCTTCCGAAATTCAAAGCGTCTTCATTCTTGGAGCCGAATCCCGGCAACTTTTCTATGTATCTCAACTTGTATTTCCATAGGCACTGGTCTATGATATCACTACGAGAGGCACTAATATTATTTATAAACATTATGTCTGATTCCTACATTAGAAAATACTGCTTAAGCAAGTTTACTACTAATTATAGGCTCCAAAGTGATGATGTCGAACTAGTTGTTCCATCATTATTTTTGGAAAACGACTATAAGAGGCATATGTCCATCAACCTGGAAACTGGGTTATGGAGATGCTTCAAATCCGGTGAGGTTGGTAATTTTGTAAAGCTGTATTCACTGTTGGAAAAGTGCTCTTACCAGGAAGCATACGAAAAGTTTATCTTTGAAGATTTTATTTCAAAGGGTCAGTTCTCTAAGCCAAAGCCGTTATCCAAGTTTAATCCTAATACCATTGAATCCGATCTTGAGGATGCTAAGGACTTTGAAGAGGTCGAGGATCATCCTTTTATTAAGAGGAGACTTCTTACAGGATTCAAGTTTTACTTAGCGAAAAGCGGAAGATACTCAGGAAGATTAATAATTCCGTTCTTTAATAGGAAAGGGAAAATGTTCTATTTCCAAGGAAGAGCACTAAACGGAGAACTTCCTAAGTATCTAAATTGTAAGAACCTAAAATCTTCTCAGGTCTTATACCCATTCGACTACGGCTCCTATGAGCCCCTATACATCACAGAGGGAGTCTTTGACTGTCTAAGCTTACAAGCCGTAGGGTTGAACGCCACAACAACACTAAGTTGCTTCACTAGCCGTGATCAAATGATCCAACTGAGTCAGTATCAAGGGCCTTTAGTGTGCGCGTTTGATAGCGATGAAGCAGGTATGGAAGGTAGACACAAGTTTATGCAGTTGGCACACTGGGCTTCTAGAGGAGATTTAAAGACCGTAGTTCCTCCAAATAACTATAAGGATTGGAATGAAATCCTAGTAAAAGAGGGTCCAGACTATTTGTTGGAAATCAGCAAGGGGCTAAGTCGCCTGGACCCCCTCAATTTAGAGGTATTAGCGTATGATAAACGCAAATTCGTTTGATACTATCGTTTGATTTAGAGCGTTAAATTTCAATCTAGCAACATACGTTCCCGTCATAGATCCTAGAGTTCCATCTAAAAGTGAAGGATGTGTACGGAGAGAATCAGTATCGAAGGTGAAAATAACAGTATTCTCTGACGTTGTTTCGATGGATCCTGAAGTGTCTGAATAACCAGAGACTGACACTCTAGCTCCTAAATTCCTATCAGTATTCTTCTTGTAGATCTCAATCATAGGATCTGTAACAAGAGACTGCTTGAATAGGTTAACTATTGATCTATCTATATTTGCGTTCTCTAATGTGAATTCATTAGTAAATTTAAGATCAACTTTAGATCCAAGAACAAGGTGATTATTCTCAAGTCTAGTAGCAACCCTGAATAGTAACGGCTCAGTTACCCCAAAGAATCTGTCTTCTGTAAGGGTGAACTCATTAATAATAGTATCTAAATCTGAACCAGCGGTTCTCTTAACAGTCCAAACATCTATGTAATCCCCAGTGGAAGATACTGAGTTCCTAATAACAGTATCTCCGCTTAAGTTAAATACTCCA